GTTACGTCAACAGCAATGGTGCAGTAACTGGTAGGATGACACACAGTAAGCCTAATGTAGCTCAGGTTCCCAGTAGTCACTCACCCTATGGTGTTGAGAGCCGTAGCTGCTGGATAGCTGCTGAAGGTTACTCACTGGTCGGTATGGACGCAAGTGGATTAGAGCTTAGGATGTTAGCTCACTATATGGATGATGAGAAGTACACCGCTGAGATCCTTGATGGTGACATACATACAGCCAATATGATTGCTGCTGGTCTTACCGACAGATCACAGGCTAAGACATTCATCTATGCTTACTTGTATGGTGCTGGTGATGAGAAGATAGGCTCTATTGTAGGCGGTGGTAGGGCTGAGGGTGCCACACTTAAGGCTAAGTTCCTTGAGAATACTCCAGCATTGGCTGTGTTGAGGGCTGACGTAGAGAAACAGGCTATTAAGGGTAACATAGAAGGTCTGGATGGTAGAAGATTGATGATTCGATCTAGCCACGCAGCCCTGAATACATTGCTACAGTCAGCGGGTGCCATAGTGATGAAGAAGGCATTGACATTGCTAGACCACTATGCTAAACTATGGGGTATAAGGTATAGGTTTGTAGGTAACATCCACGATGAGATACAGACAGAAGTGGAAGCCGGTAAAGAAGACGTATTTGGTAGGTTAGCTGTATCTTGTATACAAGCGGCTGGAACTTACTTCAACTTAAACTGTCCACTGGATGGTGAATATAAGGCAGGAAAGTCATGGGCATCGACACACTAGTAGAAGACATCTATAAATTAGTATCAACTAAAGAAGTAGGAGAGCATATTGACCTTGATGACGCGATTGAGAACTTTGGTGAGAACATTAAAGGGCTTATGCGTACAGAGTTTGGGGTACTTAAGGGCAGGGACAGCAGAAAGCTACGCCTATCGGCCATTGGAAGAACAGACAAGTACCTCTGGAACTCCTACAACGATACAGCAGGTGAAGAGCTTGAACCCCACACCTACATTAAATTCTTATACGGACACGTCATCGAAGAGCTACTCCTGTTTCTTACAAAAGCTTCAGGACATGAAGTAACCTGCGAACAGAAGACCTGCCATGTAGCGGATATCAGGGGCAGTATGGACTGTAAGATTGATGGCGTAGTAACAGACGTTAAGTCTACCAGCTCATACGGCTATAAGAAGTTTAAGGATGGTACTCTTGCACAAGACGATCCATTCGGATATATTGGACAGATCAAAGCATACGCTCACTCAGAGAAACAAACTAAGTACGGCTGGCTTGCGATGGATAAACAGAATGGTCATCTTGCTTACTTGCTGTACGATGAAGAAGACAAAGACCACCCAATGTTTAAGTATTTAGATTACGATATAGTAGAGAGAGTAGAACACGTTAAGAAGATGGTTATGGGGCCAGAGCCTAAAGAACATTGTTACGCCACAGTCCCAGACGGGAAGTCAGGCAATACAAAGTTAGCTATGGGTTGCTCCTACTGTCAATACAAAGAACATTGCTACCCAAACCTACGGACATTTGCTTACGCCTACGGGCCTAAGTATTTAGTCGATGTAGTTAAACTACCACGCGTAGAAGAGACAATACCAGATGAGTTCTAAACGCCCAGTAAAGAAGAAGAGAAAGAGTATCGGTAAGTATCGTTCTGGATTAGAGAAGAAGTTTGCAGACGCATTACCATCTAAATTTATGGACTACGAACCATACGATGTACCTTACACTACATTCAGGAACTACAAACCAGACTTTGTCTATAAGGATATTGTACTGATTGAATGTAAGGGATTCTTCAGGGTAGGTGATACACAAAAGTACAAAGCAATTCGAGACATGATGAATGCAGCAGATACTGAAGCATCACAATACGCAGAATTAATCTTTGTACTGTCTAACCCTCACACTAAAGTGAGAAAGGGTGGTAAAATAACAATGGGACAGTGGTGTGTAAAAGAAGGATTTAAACACTACACTTTAGATAACACAGATGAGTTGATTGATTATGTCACTGACATTTATTGAACTTAAACAAAGAATAATACAGGAGTATGATCCAGACCTTCTGTGTGATATACTACAAGTTACCACCGAAGAGCTTGTCGATGCACTGGAAGATAAGATACTGGACAACATTGAAATATTTGAGGAGTTAGACGACAATGAGTAAACTAAATGACGCATTAGAAAGCGAATGGGATTCAGCAGCATGGCGAGCTAGTTATGCGATCCATCAGAAAGAGCTTACCTTCGGTGATCATGTTGCAGCAAAGGCTATGAATAGACAAGTAGGAGGCTCACACTATAAAGATATGGCTATCCAACCTGTAGACTTCTGCATTCAAAATAAGCTGGGCTTTTGTGAAGGTAATGTGGTAAAGTATGTTTGTAGGTATAAGAATAAAGGATTAGCTGCTGATCTACAGAAAGCTAAACACTACATTGAACTGCTGCTGGAGGGTTTAGAATGAAAGTAATTGAAGGTAATTTTGGTAGAGGTACAGTACCAGACGATCTGACGGAAAAACTATCAATTAAAGAAGTTTTTCAAAGGTTAGCCGACGAAGATGGTATAAACGATTTTCACGGAGCTGTAGGGTTCGCTATGAGAGAGGATGGGTTATCTGTCTTCTCTACCAACATGACGATACACGAAGTCTACATGCACCTTGATTTATTAAAGGATTATTTGAGGAATGGTTACGATGAATTTCAATGAGTATCAAGCGGTAGCTGAATCATTTGCAGACTACGAACACATCTTCTACCCACACGCAAGCCTAATGATAGAGGCTGCTGAGTTAGCTGACTTGTTCGCTAAACCTCTACTTAGAGGAGATGAGAAACAGATCAATAGAGATGACATCATATCAGAAGCAGGTGATGTCCTGTGGAATCTTGCAGTTCTGTTGAAGAGAAGTAACATACAACTGGAAGAAGTAGCTCAGTACAACATAGAAAAACTAACTGGTCGTGCAGAGCGTGGGACTATACGAGGTGATGGAGGCAATAGATAATGAAGCAAAATGAACTAGATTTGTTTAGTGGTACAGAAGAAGATCAAGAGTTAAGAAAAATAGTTATGGAAAGGTTAAGTTACGATAGTCGTACTGGAATATTCAAATGGGAGATTAGGGCTTCCTCGCATGTCCCAAAAGGCTCGAAAGCAGGAAACTTACATAAACAAACCGGATACGTCAAAATAAAAATATTAGGGCGCTCATATAGAGCGCACAGGCTGGCGTGGCTAATTGTGTACGGTAGTTTTCCACCTGATCAGATCGACCATATTAACGGTATCAGACACGACAACCGTATTAGTAATTTAAGGGCTGTCACTCATGCAGAAAACAATCGTAACAGAGCATTCGATATAAGGAATAAATCAGGATATACGGGCATTGCCTATAACAAAAAAACCAACAAATGGATTGCTCAAATTGGAGGTACTCGTAAAAGAGTATATTTAGGTAGCTTTGACAATCTAGAAGATGCTATTGAGGCACGAAGAATAGCAGAAATTAATTATAACTATCACCCTAACCACGGAAGAGATTAATGGATAACTACAGTAAGTTTATAGCTGCCAGCAGGTATGCTCGTTGGCAAGATGATAAGAGTAGGCGCGAGACATGGGAAGAAACAGCCCAGCGTTATGTAGCCTATTGGGGCAACAAGATTGGTAGTGATGAGAAGCAGAAGATCACTGACGCTATTGTTAATTTAGAAGTAATGCCTTCTATGCGTTGTGTTATGACAGCAGGACCAGCATTAGACAGGGATAATGTAGCAGGTTTCAACTGCTCCTACCTGCCTATTGATCACCCTAAAGCATTCGATGAGCTTATGTACATCCTCATGTGTGGTACAGGCGTAGGGTTCTCCGTAGAGCGTCAGTACGTAGGTAAGCTACCAGTAGTTGCTGAAGAACACCACACTACAGACACCACAATAGCTGTAGCAGACAGTAAGATTGGCTGGGCTAAGGCTATGCGTCAGCTTATTGCTATGCTCTATGCAGGTGAAGTACCAAAATGGGATACTAGTAAAGTCCGTGAAGCAGGTGAACGCTTAAAGACTTTTGGTGGTCGTGCTAGTGGGCCAGCACCCCTTATCAATCTGTTTCACTTTACAGTCAAGATGTTTAAGAAATCAGCAGGGCGAAAACTAAGCAGCCTTGAGTGTCATGACTTGTGTTGTAAGATTGCTGAAGTAATTGTTGTTGGTGGTGTACGTAGATCAGCGTTGATTAGTTTGTCTAATCCATCAGATGCAAGGTTAAGAACAGCTAAGAGTGGTCAGTGGTGGGAAGACAACTCACAACGAGCTTTAGCTAACAACAGTGCTTGTTATACTGAGAAGCCTGAGTTTGATTTCTTTATGGATGAGATGAAGTCTCTGTATGATTCTAAGTCTGGTGAGCGTGGAGTCTTTAGTAGAGTAGCAGCACAGAAGATTGCAGCCCGTAATGGTCGCCGTGAATCTGATCATGACTTTGGTACTAATCCTTGTAGTGAGATTATTCTTAGACCTAATCAGTTCTGTAATCTGTCTGAAGTAGTTGTACGTGCAGACGACACTCTGGATACACTAAAGGAAAAAGTACGTATTGCAGCAATTCTGGGGACACTACAGGCTACCTTGACTGACTTCCGATACCTACGGTCTGTCTGGAAGAAGAACACTGAGGAAGAAGCCCTGTTGGGTGTCAGTCTTACTGGCATTATGGATAGCAAACTCACCAGCTCCGGTAAAGAATTAGATTTTATTCTAAAGGAATTGAAAGTTGTTGCTGTTGAGACAAATAAGAAGTGGGCTAAGCGATTAGGTATCAATCAAGCTGCTGCTATTACTTGTGTCAAACCTTCTGGTACTGTGTCTCAGCTTGTTAACAGTGCTAGTGGTATCCATCCTCGATTCAGTCCTTTCTACATTAGGACAGTACGTGCAGATTCTAAAGACCCTATGGCTCAGTATATGTTTCAAGCAGGGTTTCCCTGTGAGATAGACGTAACTAAGGTTAATAAGGCTCCTTCTGAAGGCTATTTAAAGCCCACACAGGCTGATGTGGATGCAGGCACTACGTTGGTATTCAGCTTCCCTGTAAAATCCCCCACAGGCGCTCTGTGTACGTCAGATATGGGAGCAATGCAACAGCTTGAGTTGTGGAAGACATATCAAGAGAATTGGTGTGAACATAAGCCCAGCATCACGGTATACTACAAGGACGATGAGTTCTTTGATATCTGTAGCTGGATGTGGAAGAACTTCGATATGATGAGTGGTATTAGTTTGTTACCTTACAGTGATCATACCTATCAACAGGCACCATATACGGAATGCACTGAGGCAGAGTACAAGGCTGTGCTTAAAGTACTGCCTGACTTTGATTGGGAAGCACTAGCTACCTTTGAGTTTGAGGATATGACTACAGGGTCACAAGAGCTTGCATGTGTTGGAGGAATGTGCGAAATACCATAAAAACTAAGGGGGCTTAAATGCCCCCTAATTTTTCTACCACTTCTCTTTGTTAGCCCAGTAAGCTGCTGACATCTTACCCTTAGCTATGTTAGCCCCATGACGAGCCTTGAATGATGCTCTCTTCTTCTTCATCGCTTCAGACTCACCAGCTTTAGGTTTACCTGCTGTCGATGCTCCTTGCTCTCCAAAGCGTATGGTCTTAACCTTATCGCCTTCCTTAGCTACAACTACATGACTCTTCTTAGGATGGTCTGGAGTTCTCTTAGGTTTGTTAAAACCACTGACACCAGCTCTATCTAAACGTGGGTCTTTCTTCATTTGTCATTACCCCTGTTATTCCATAGTTCAAAGAGAACACGAACCTTTTCTTTCAGTGTCTCTATATCGTTGTGCATTTTAGCGAGTACAATAACTAGAGTTACAAAACCTACAGCTACGGGCCACGCAGTGTTTATAAACTCTAGTGCTGTCATAGATAGTGTCTACTACAAATAAGTTTATTCAGGAACATAAGCGCCTCTCTTGTAAGGCACAGTAGGTTCTGTCTCTTCTTTTTGCTTAAGAAGACTTATTACAACTAACCTGTCTGCTTTTAATTGAGCAATCATCTCTTGATTCTCTGTAGCTTTGATTGCTTTATTTATACCGCTCAATACAGATGCTAATGCTTTTTTAGATTGCGGCCCAGATAACACACGCGCTCCTAAATATGCAGCATAGGCTGCACTTACAGCTCCAGTAAGCATCACTGCTGCATCAGAAGTTGCAAGTCCAGAAAACAAAGTACCAGTTGACGCCAACCCTAAAAAGTTTAACGGTAGTCTAACCCCTGTCGATTTCTGTACATTCACAATAGACCTGCCTACACCATTTATTGCTTCCGCTCTAGCTTTTTCTGCAATAGTATCTTGAGCTAAATACATTAAGTGTTGCTTGCGTAATGAGTTTCTAAAAGGTAAATTAGGAACAGCCTCTTCTACTGCACTGTTTAAAATACGTCTTAGATTAGAAACCGCTAACTTTTTAGCATTTGTTCCTTCAAAATCAAGAGCTGAAGGGTCGTTGTCTCGAACCCACTTATCTATTTGTTTACGGGCGTTCAGTATACCGACTGCTGTTCCATCACTTTCTGAAATATATTTATTGGCTATACGAAAATAAGCCTTAATAGCTTCTGGTGCTGCTCGGGCTGTAGCAAACTCTTCACTATCTAAAAGAAGCTCAGTTTCTTTTTTTAAAGTCCCTAGTAAAGTTTTTTTGTCTACACTGGGGTTGCCTTGCGTTTTAATCCTATTAACTAACTGTACACCTTCCTTTTCAATAGCGTCATCTAATATGTTTTTATTTTCTGTGTAAGTTTTCTTAGGGTCTATTGCCTTTACGCGAGTTAGTGTATCAATACTTTCGTCCGTAAGTTCATCAGGAATAACTGTTTTTGTTTTTAATGGCCCTTGTAGAACAACTTTTCCCTTAGTATCTTCAGGAATAATAGGGTCTAGCATATTTTTTATGCCTTCTCTACGGGTTTTTCGTTCTTGTTTAAGGGCTGAAAGGGTTAATCTTTTACTTAAACCGCTGGTATCCAACAAGGGTGACATTTTAGTAGGGGGAACAGATATTAGACCAAAGTCAAACAGATTACCTGCGCTACGAACAAACTCTGAATTAGCATCACTACTATTTTTCCAATCTTGAAACGAAGTCCAGCTTTCTTTTGCCATATTTAAAACAGGAGCAAGCTCTTCAGATTCAGAAACAAACTTAGCTGCCTGTTGTAGACCATTTACAGCGCCTCTTCCTGCGTATAGCGCAGCTTCTGCTAAAGGTTCTTCAATAACATCTGGAGTTAGACTACCAGCTACACGCCGTAGTGCCTTAGCCCCAGCTAGAACAGATTCTCCAGCAGCGGGGAGTACAGCTTCAACACCCATACGCATCCCAGAAATCTGTGGACTAGTAGTGGTTCCTTTTTGATAGTCCTCAATAATCCTATCACCAGCCTCACCAGCCTCGCTTACTGCCGTTGTTAATCCAGACATAAGCTCTGAACCTATTTCAGACATAGGCATGTTACTAGGGGTATAAGGTTCTTGTGGTGGCGCTTCTGGTGGCAACTGCAAGATCATTGCTTTAATATCACTAGCCGCCTCTAAGTTATCTTCATCGAGAGCACGTTGCAATGCTCTCATGTACTGAGCCCTATCTGCCATGTTATTGCTCCTCATCTAAAAACTCTTGGGCTGTCTTCTTCGGCTTTTTGGCCCTATTAGAACCCCCAACTAGTTCTAGTAAGTCTCGGGATACTGGATCTAATCCGTTTTTTACTAATAAATCGGTAGTGTCGTCGCGCCTTTTAATCATGCCGTTAGCAATGTCTTGCGTCATCTCAAGAAGATAAACAAGAGCGCCTTCAGACATAGTAGCAGAACCACCAACACCCTTTGTAGCATTCTCAACGTCTTTTTCAGTAATACCGGCACCAGATCCAAAGTTTTTCACAAACCTAACTACTTCTTTTAATTGGTTAGTTACAAACTGCTCTGTTCGTACTGCATCTTCACTTTCAAAAGTATTGCCGCTCAACAGTTTAGCCATTTTAGCAGCCCCAACTAATGCATCTGCTCCTGCGCCAGTAATAATTCCTTGTTTAATTAATTCAAGACCGTCATTAGCTATATCGTAAGAAGCCTGCGCTTGTGCGCCATCAGAATAAATTGTTTCTATTGATTCTTTAACAACACCACCTACAGATTCCAGTATATTGTTGGCTTCATTAAACGTCCTGACTATTTGTGGGGGCTGTGATAAAGCTAAAGAAGAAGGTGTAACCCACTTATTTGTTTTTTCATCAAGCACGTTACCCGCATTGTTAACTTTAAGGGCTACAACTTCCGGTTTGGATTGCCCCGGTATAGCAGGCATTTGAAAAAACTCAATTTCTGCATTGGAACCGTCAATTAATTCTTGAAACTCATCAGAACTCATCGTCATAGCTGACGCTATAGTCTTTTCATCCGTTATACCCACAGAATTTAATAGTGCTTTTCTAGCGGGAGCACCTTGTTTCTTTACTAAGTCTCTTTGTTCTTCTTCTCTAATCCTTTTAGCTGCTTCTTCTAAATCAAAACCCTCTGTTATAGACGGTATCATTGACTCAAGCCCTACTTTTTGCGCTCTTGTTTTTAGAGATTCGATTATTCTCTGCGTTTTTAACTGCTCGGCTGTTTTTAAATCAGCAGATTGTTTTAATTCAGTAAGTTTAGATAAAGCAAGCAATTTTTCTTGTGGGGTTCTAGCGTATTTAGCAGATACAGCTAGAGATTGCATTAGAGCATCAGGAGATTCTTGATCAATAGCAGACAACTCTTTAGCAGCCAACTCCTGACCAGTATCCATCTGCATACCAAACATACCACCAATAGACTTAGCTAGTGGGTTAGACGAACCATATTGGTCAGCTCTTTGTAACATAGGGTCAGTAGGAGAACCTCTTCGTTCTCCTCCTCTTAGACCCTGTAGGAACGCATCTGAAAACTTAGCCATTTCTTTATTTCCTCTTTATTAAAGACAAATAAATAATTAAATAATTGCCTTAACTACTATAGTGTATTATACTGCTATTCTTGATTTGTGTCAAGTGTTTTTAACCACCACCCGATGGCATTGTAAAAGCATTGCTCGAATTGTAATCCAAAAGACCCCCACCACCAGTGTAAGAACTAGTGTCATAAGGATTAAATGTAGACCCGAAGTCATAGCCTGTGCCACTACCACTACCAAAGAAAGTACCACCACCCGTTGTAGGCGTTCCACCATAATCAAACATATCGGTTATGTTGAAACTATCTCCCAATAGTCCAGAAGTAGCACTACTGCTTCCCCCACCACCACCTAAGTAGTTCGACAGGTTACTTCCAAATATATCTGATATAGAGTTACCGCCTCCGCTATTAAGAACAGGCAGTCCACTCACATCAATACCCCCGCCACTACCACCACCAAACAGATTGCTAAGGAAACCCCCCACTTGTTGTGTCATACCCTGTCCCTGTGAGTTCTGTGATCCAGCTAAAGCAGCCAAAGCGTTGTAGTACTGCTGTGACAACTCAGCAGAACCTTGTCTACTCTGTAGCATCCCTTCAAGCCCAGACATATTAGCTTCAGCGTATTGTTGTGCAGCTTCTCTACGTCCTAAGTCTGCAAGTTGACCAACCTGAGTACCACCAGCAAGCATGTTTAACATCTGGTTTTCAGGCGCATAACCAGCATCCATCATAGCGGCTTGAAGCTGTAGTTGTTGCTGCGTCATCTGCCCCGGCTGCATAGCACTAGCAGTACCGTAACCAAACAAACCACTAGCTAAACCTAAGTTACCTTGCTGTAGCTGTTGTTGTGCACTGGCTGACCCTATATCTTGTTGTTGTAGGGCCATAAGTTGCCGTAGCCGTTCTGCTCCCATAGCTTGAGTCTGTTCAGTACCTGTCATACCTAAACTAGCTAATTGAGCTGCTCTGGTTTGTTGAGCACCTTGTAGGTCTGAAGACATACCCGCAAGCTGACTTGCCTGTCCAGATAAACCCAAAGCCTGCTGATAAGCCCTATCTTGTTCTGATCCAGCCTGCTGCATAGCCATTAAGCCAGCTTGATTCTGTGCTTCAGCTTGTGCCTTAGCCATAGCTAACTGTTCAGGAGTACCACCGTATTGAGCTGTCTGAATACCACCACGGCCCTGAGCCTGCAAACGCTCTTCTAAAGCAAGACGCTGTCTTTCTTCTTCTGGAGTTTGCATAGCTCGTAGTTGATTGTAGATATCCTGTTGTCTTCCAACCTGATTAGTAGAACCTAAACCAGCAGCAGACTGACCAGCCAAACCAGCGTACTGAGAACGTAGAGCTTCAATGTCTTGAGGAGCAGACAGACTTTGTAGACCTTGTTGTCCACCCATTAGAGCTTGCTGTGTTATTCCTTCTAAGCCAGTAGGTTGTCCGTACTGTCCTGCTTGTTGTCCGAACATATCACTAAAAACACTTCTCTGTGCTTGCATTCGAGGGTCTATTTGTCCAACTTGCCCCAGAAAGCCTTGAGCTTGCCCGTAAGCCTGATTAGCCATCTGTCCGTACATTGGGTTAGCTGGTTGCCCTATCTGTGCTGAGAGGTTACCAGCAGCCCCAAACATGTTGTTCTGTATGGCTTGTTGTTGAGGACTGAGCTGCATACCGAAGCCACCTTCGGGTGTAGTAGTTAGACTACCTGTTCCTCCAGTTACCGTAAACGGTTTAAACTGAGCCATTCCAGCGGCTGTACCACCAACTTGAGCAGCACCTGTCTGAGCAGCACTACCAGCATCTAAAAGTGCTTGCCTTGATTTCTCAATGCCTGTAACCTGTGCGCCTGTAGATAGTAAATTATCAAGAAAACCCATTAGTATGTACCTCCGGTAATTGTACCGGCAGTAAGTGTACCAGTGACTGTGACTGTTGCTGCTGTTACCGTACCTGTAAAGGTAGGACTAGCAATGTTGGCTTTGCTGTTGTTGGATGCTTGAATATTATCAAACTCAACCCCAAACTCACTGCCTTTAATAATCTTCAACGGGTTGCCAGTAACTAAAGCATCCTTAGAAGCAAAGTCCGTTGTCTTAGTATAATTTGACATTTATAACATCCTTCCTATTAGTGCTTGTATATTCATTTCTTGTAGAGAGATTGGAACACCACTTACGGTAACTGTTAATCCTAAAGTAACTACATTGCCACTACCTGATGGTCTGACTTTCTTTCTGTCTAAAATAATAGAGGCTCCATATTCAGATGTAGGTACATTAAATTCAGCTACGTTAAACTCAGCGAGTAAAGAGTTTTTTAGAGTTATGACTTCTTTTGTATATGCTTGTGTGTAGTCGTAGCCCCAGTTAACTGTTACCTTCGTATTCTGACCACCGATGAATGTCAAGTCTAATTCTTTAAGTATCTTTAATCTTGATGAGTCACCAAAGTCAAGAGGATTGGTAAAGTAATTTACTTGATACGGTGATGTAACATCTAGATAACCTGAGTAAGTATTGATACCATCTGCATTACCCATATAGAGAGTACCGTCAATTGCTCTAGCAAAAGATCGTAAACTTATTCCTGTCCAAACAGTGGCTCGATGGCTCCCATCTTCTAACGGAGTTCTCATATCAAAACAATAAACAACACTAGAAGAAGGAAAAGAAATTAAGTAAAACGCTTCTTCAGGACTGTATACAGATTTAATTCCGTTTGTTTGTAGGTTAGCTATGTGGAGTAAATCATTACGCACATTCTTACTGATGTCTCTAACTGGAGAAGACTTCTCTTGAATTACTCTTCCTAAACTACGTACACCCTCATTAGACAGGAAGAACAAATCAGTACCTACATTCTGTATACTGTCTCTGTGTTTACATCCTACGTTGGCTATAGTATCCGACAAAACCATAGTTGCAGGAGACTCGGCTCCCGAATAAATGACAATAGAAGTCTTACCAAAAATAACTAAAAATCCATTGTGTGCGGCTAATCCTATAACTTCGTCGTAACCTGTAGGCCAAACTTTAGATAAACTTAAAGAGCCTGTACTTCCCCCTGACCACTTAGTTCCATCTAAAAGGTCAGACCAATAAATAGTATTGGGATCACCTTCTACATCTGCTACCCAAAGTCTACCAAAAGCAGCTAATACCTCATTACCTTGTGGAGGTATTCCTGTACTATGATCATGCCCTTCTACTGTGGTTATAACCCCTTCGTGATCTGCATAAACTAAGGGTTCGTTTCCTTTTTGAAAGAAGTAACAATGATTAGTAAAGTTAACAATTCTCCATTCATTTCCAACTATAGTGGTTCCTACTGGAGTTGCGTCTACAAGTGTAGTAGTGCCTGTAAATATTTTATTATTACCTGCTGAAAAAACAATAGAAACACCAGATTCATTTACAAACTCTGTAATCGTACCTAAACCGTTACTTGTACCTAATATCTCTGGATTGGTAGTTAAAAGTTCACGACCTTTACGTGCGCCTATTCTTCCGTATTGGTCTATCACACAGTTATCTGCAATAGACGCAAAAGAATTATCCAAACTCAAGGGAGAGTCTTGTGTATTTAACCCCCTAAAGCCCGGAGCAGCTACTGTTATATTCTGTAGAGGAGAAGACATAACTATATAACCCTAAAGATAAGGTCTTCTGGGTGTCTATTAGCATCTAAAGCAATAGCATCCGAAAGGAAACTATCGGCTATTGCAAAGTATTCAGCAGTGCTTGTTCCACCAGTTTCTCCTCTCTCTCTAGCAGCTAAAGCTACTGCTGCCTGAACAACAGGACGGGAAGGAATAACTAATTGATCTGTGTCTTCAACTAAATCAGGGTTCCTTAAGATACAGTTAAAACGTAATGCAAAGACAGCATCTGGAATAGGGTAGATGTCAACTAAAGTATCACCGTTAGAATCTACACCATTAAAGCTGTAGTAGGTAGGCGAGCCTGTCGTTGGTGTCTCATTTAAGAATACATTGTTCATCCACGTTGATGGGCGATAAGTCATAAAGTTATTAGACGTATCGTTGATTACATCCAACATCTTTATATTATTCTGACTACCAGTTAACGCATAGTTAAAAATATCCTCAGACGTAGTAACCGTCAATGTAGTCCTAAGTGCTGACCAATCGTGTGAATCCTCTACCATACTCTTACTGTCGTTAACAAAATCACCAATCATGGCAGAGTATGCAGTTTCATTTACTGAACCTACCTCTGTTATACGCAGCCTTCTGAGAACAGCGTTTACTAATTCTAAATACGTCATATAGCTTGCATCCCTCGTGGGTTGTACTCTAGTGGTTCAAACGGTTTAACTCTTTCGAGTTCTTCCAATTCAAAACCTAAATCAATCTCATCTAATTTTTTGTTGGACATTAAAGAAGCTCGTGGAACAGGCTGACCACCACCACTAATGTTAAAGTTTAAAGGGTTCCTACCGCCACTATAATTTACATTGGGCATATTGATATTTGGTAAGTTTACATTAGGAAGATTAATGTTAGGCATATCAATATCATCTATAAAGTTATCTAGCTGGTTAATAGCATCGTAGGTACTATCTAACACATCATCAACAACATCTACTACAGGTTCTGTAACAGCTTGTATTACGTTACCAGTGGCTTTAGCTACATCACCTACAGCTCCTACTACAGGCTTAACTACTCCTCTGTTTATAGCACTGCCAGCCTCTACTATAGGATCTGCAACAGTCTTAGCTGTTTCAATAAGAGGTTGTGCTGCATCGTCTATAGCAGAACCAACAGCCCTTACTGCATCTTCAACAGCAGGCATTGTTTGTTTAATAGGTTGAAGAATAGTAGAGTCAATTGCTCTTCCTACATCTTTAACAACAGTGCCTATTGCTTTAATGAACTCAGGAGTTTCTATACCACCTGTACCTAATCTTGATGATCCACCTTCAGTAATGTATTTACCTACACCTTTAAGAAGAGCATCATCAAAAGCTGTTCCTTTTAAAAGTTCTTTTTCTGTAGTCAACATCCCTTTAACTAAATCGTCTTGATTAATGTTAAAGCCATCTAAAACATCCTTGTTTAAACCTACACTATTCAATGCTTTTTCAGTTAAGTCTCCACCAAACTGAGAGACAACACCACCTATGATGTCTCCATCAGCTACAGCAAAAGCAGTATTTAATCCTTTAACTGTAGTGCCATAATCAAAACCCAACAAACCTTTACCTGCTGAAGCTGCAACCGCTGGTGTCGTTGCTGTAGCTGCCACAGCCTTAGTAGGTGCAGTCAACATTCCACTTGCTTTTAAACCACCAGTAATAGCAGAAGCATAATCACCTAAGTGAAGAGTCTCACCCGCAGCAGCTTTAGTTGCTACTTGAGCTACAGCAAACGCTGGATTATAGAAACCCATAACGGCTGAAGCAACGGGCATTAAAACATCATTAAAAATACCAGAACCACCAGCTCTCGGATCGTAGGCATCGTTGACAAACTGTATGTCGTAAGCCCCTATAGTTCCTCCACCTTCAGGGACAATCCACTTACCCTTTCCAGCCATGTTAGGGTATTTTTTACTTAGATCTTCACCTGTATTCATGTAGACACGGTTTACATCGTCATGCCCTACTAAACCAGCGGCTGCTGATGAGGATGACCCCGGTATCTTTAAGTATGGAGGTATTGAACTCTGTGCCATATATTGAGTGATGGGAGAACTACCAGCCAGACTAGCTCCACCACCTCCACCTACACCTACTCCCCCTGCCAACACCCCCTTACCTATTTCCCCTATTGATGGCATAGGATTATCACCTAACTGAGCCATACCAGCGTATGCCCCCAGAGCACCTTTTGGTACGTTACCACTAGCAATAGACTGAAAGACGCTATCTGATACACGGGCTAACCCCGTTATCTTTTCTCCGAAGGAAGCATCTGGTGCTACCTTGTATTTGTTTGGATCGTAGTCTTGAGTAGCCCAGAAGTCTTTAGCTTCCTGTGCGGCGGCTGATTGCTTTGTGTTGATATTGTTAGCATTAGAACTATCAACTAAAGCCTTCTGTTGAGATAAAGACATATTTGCATAGGCAGGGTTTGCTTGTATTTCATCTAAGGTGATAAGTGATGCTGGCCCTATGCCAGAGATGAGCCTATCTAGAGTTTCAGCACCAGTTGGTGGTTTATAATTAGCTAAGTAGTCATATACCTCTTTATCTTTAGCGGCTTGTGCTGTTGCTTCTACTTTAGCCGCTGCTGCCTTAGCTGCGTTTTTCTCAGCCAGCGCAGCAAAACCAGCTCTTTCTTCAGCAGTAGGTATATTCATGCCAGACAGAGCATTAGCAAGCGCATCGTTTGTTTGAAGAGTAGGTGTAATATTAGATTTGAAAGACACACCACCCGCTGACTCATCAAAAGTATTATTACCACCAGCGTACACTGTATCGTTTTGAGTATTAATAGCTTTGTTCTTTGCAACTATAGGGGCAATAGAAGCATTAAAAGCCTTTTGCTGTGCCTGTGTAACGGGTGCAGTGGAGACAGCAGCAGATAACTCAGGAGCAGCTCCAAAAGAACCAGTACCGAATAGACCAGCATCAGGAGCTAAAGATCCAATTACTTGTTGAGTATTTCTACCACTATAATCTGCTGGTTCTCTTCTACTTGTTCCTTTTGGCGGCATTACTTTTGACCCCACTTAGATAAAGCTTTAACACCAAAAGAAGCAGCTACTGCCGCACCTAAGAACCCTTTGTAGAAATCAGGCATACTCTCTAGTACCATAAAGCCTTCATGAATATAAGGAACCATAGTTGGTATAAAGGCTCCCAGCAAGGGGACACTAAGCACAAGAGTAAACCATTCATCCTTCCATGAGTTTTGTGAATTCTTTGCTTGTTGTGTTTCCCAATCTGTTGTGTTCTTAATAAGTTCAATGTCTTTTTCATGAGTAGCTTGTTGTTTTGCTTTTTTATTATCCAACCACGAAGAAGCTAGACCTACAACTCCTGATATGATTTGAGGTAACATGGTTTAAGGTTTCTTATTATTAAATAAATTTTGAACAGTATCTGTTTCCCAAATCCTTAAACAAGTCCATACAATAGTAATTAAGGCTGCTAAAGGTGGAAGTACCCCAGCTACAGTTCCTAAAGTACCACCAATAGCCAGTACATCTACTACTGCTTTAGTTTCTTCTTGCATAGCTGGGGGATTCCTTTTAAGGTTGTTTAGCCTTGTTGTTGAGGAATGCAAAGGTTTCCATGAGCTTGTAAGCCTTTGCTACCCAAGCATCGTCTTTAGGGGTGTCAGTGTAGTTCGCAACCACACTAGCCGCCGTGACCAGCGATGTTGCAAAAATGTAGAAATCTAATAGGTAGTCCATCACATTCTCCCTTTAAGAGGCTGTGTAGCCATTGCCTGCGCTGATAGCTGCTTCAACTGCGGTCATGTCTTCGTCGCCCCAATCTTCTTTGGCTACCATCAGTTCAAGGTGCTGTACGTTTCTATCTACACAGCCTTGACGATCTTCAGCAGATTCATCGGCCATGCAGTCTCCTGCGATTACATCTGTGATAAGAGCTACGCTATCACCCATTGCTAAGTAGTCTTGTGCTAGTTGTTCTGCTGTTCGGTCTTCCATTTTATTTTCCTTCTAAGGTTTCGATACGTGCGGTTAATGCCGTAATTGTGGCTTGCTGTTCTTGGATTGCCTTGATGCAAAGGGATACCATGTTGCCGTAAGCTAGTGAATCTGGTCTTTCTTCATCGTCATATTGCACAAACTCAGTTAAACCCGCGTCATGCACTTCTTCAGCAATTAAGCCGCCAAAGACAGTGTCGCCATCATTATTGCCCTTATAAGTTACAGGGCGAAGCGTGAGTAGTTCAGTTAAGCCATGTGTAGCGTTATTGACTGTATTTTTATAACGTGCAGAAGACGTTGAACGATAAAAATAACCAAGACTTGAAATCCAGACATTGGAAGCAGAAGCAACGGTGTCATTGTATACTTGTGGGACTCTAAAACTGCCGTTTACATCAAGAACAACCCTAGGATTACCATCACCATCTGACAAGACGATGTAGTTGCTTGAGGTGCGGATATCTAAGCCGCCTTGGTTACCGTTGTAGCGTCCAAGGATGGTGTTGCCAGTTCCTGTTGTTACTTGATCACCTGATGACATTCCAAGAAAAGTATTAAAATTACCTGTTGCGTTGTAACCTGCATTACGACCAATGTAAACACCATAAGAACCAGATACGTTAGTATACCCAGCGTTTTGCCCAAGAACCGTATTTTCTGTGCCCGTGGTGTTTGCGAATAAAGCGGCTGTACCAACGGCTGTGTTGTTAGACGCTGTTGTGTTTCTTTGTAGTGCGTCCCTACCAAGAGCAACATTGCTAGAACCTGTAGTGTTGTAGTACATAGTATTTAAACCCATTACGACATTAGCACTGCCTGTCGTATTAGATTTTAAAGCCTGATGTCCTGAAACAGTGTTCTGCTCTCCTGTGGTGTTTGCGAATAAAGCACTTGTGCCAACTGCTGTATTACTACCGCCTGTGGTGTTAAAGTTTAAAGCATCAACCCCTACGGCCACATTATTTGCACCAGTGGTGTTTCTTATTAGCGAGGCATGACCCACCGAAGTATTGTTAGATGCTGTGGTGTTTGCGGCTAAAGCACCTCCACCAATAGCAGTGTTTTGTGCGCCAGTAGTATTAGCCCCAAGTGCGCTTTGACCACCAACAGCGGTGTTGTTAGCGCCTGTGGTGTTTGCGAATAAAGCACTTGCGCCTAGCGCCACGTTATTAGCGCCTGTGGAGTTTGCTCCTAAAGATGAATAACCAACGGCTGTGTTGTTAGATGCTGTGGTGTTAGCGTCTAGTGCATTACGACCTACGGCTACGTTGTTAGTGCCAGTTGTAGCTGATGACATTGCACTCGTACCCACAGCCGTGTTGCTATGTGCGCTTGTAGCGACAAGAAGAGTGTTTACGCCTAACGCAACATTGCCTTCTCCTGTCATTGCACCGCCTAAAGAACCGTAACCTAGTGCAGTAGAGTAAGATGCTGTAGTAGCCCCATCACCTGCAAGACCACCGATGAGGGTGTTGAATGTGCCTGTGGTTATTGCCAATCCCGCATCTGTACCAACGGCTGTATTATATGTACCTGTAGTGGCATTAAGTAACGCCTTGCGCCCTATGGCTACGTTGTAACTTGCAGTAGTAAGAGCGGTTAAAGAGTTGTGTCCCAAAGCCGTGTTGTTAGTCCCTATAGTAATAGCATCACCAGATTGATAACCTACTAAAACATTCTGAGTACCAGTAGTAATCGCAGTACCAGCTTGATCGCCTACAAGAACATTATAATTACCACCCGCTATAATGCTGTTACCTGCGTTGACACCTGCGCGGAAGTTACTTGTGCCTAATGTTGTAGTGATTATGTCACCACTAAATGTCGCCGCTCCTGTGATTGCCCCAGTAACCGTTAAAGTAGAAGGGTTAGTACCCAACTCCACTATAGCGCCACCGCTATCCTCTGTAAACAAACGCTTGTCCGTTACGTTTACAGCTAATTCCCCTTGTACTAGATCACCAGCAGTAGGAATAGATGTAGCTGTTGAACTGTTCTTTGTAATAATTTTAGTAGCCATTAATATGTCCCACCGTTTAGTGTTCCTGTAGTCATGTTATCTGCATTCAA